AGGGTAAGGTTAAAGAACTTGAGTTAGAAAACCAACGTCTTGTCCAACAACTTGAGCATGATGAAACTGTAGTGCCTAAAGAAGCCTACCAAGTAATGTGGGATAACTGTAAAAAGTTAACTACACAGGTAGAAAACTTACAAGAAAGATGTAACACTAAAGATAATATCATGGAAAGTTTACGTGATAAATTATATGATGCATCATCTTTACAAGGGTGTTACTATACCTTTAGTGAAGTACCACAAGATGCAGAAGGTAATGCCTTTATCAAGAACTGTAGAAAGTATTTGAATAGAGATTCATATAAGATAAGAGTTAAAGGACAACACCTTAAGCCTGAGTTATATGGAAAGGGTAGAGCATATCATGGTGCAAACATGGAAGATTCTACACACATGAGGGTTTACATTGATAACAAAAAGTAATCCTAATATGTTAGTGCCTTACTATCTCATGCACTCATACTTGTATTACGAGATGGATGAACCCATCATTAGTGATATAGAGTATGATGAGTTATGTAGGGAGTTAAAGGAGAAGTGGGATAGTGTAGAACACTTTCACAAACACTTGGTAGATGTGCAGTCATTAGGTGCAGGTACAGGCTACCAAGTTAAATATAATAATCGTATCGCATCCGCTGCGATGGAACTTTTAAAACAAGATAAGGAGAAATAATATGTGGCATAGAATAGTAGCACACTTCGAGGAGAAGTATGGAGAGAGTACTAAGTATGACTTAGACTATGGTAAGTTATTAATTATAGCATTATGTATTTACATAGCAGTAAACATATGAACTTACATGAACTAGTACAAAAGTACTATTTGTCTAATGATTTCAATGGCTTAGTAGATAAAACTAAAGTGGATTATCAGTACTGTGCAAAAGTTTTACTTGAAACAAAAGTTGATAGCAAAAGTTTGTCAACAATAAATTTAAGTAAAATGACAGGTGCGATAGCTAGAAGAGCCTACGAACAATGGTTGAGTCGTGGTATCTACCAAGCTAATGCTATCACATCTGTAGCACGTAAGGTTTATTCGTATGGTATGGAGATGGGTTATGCTGAGAGCAACCCATTTGCTACCTACAAACGTAAACCTACACATGTAAGACGTACAGTATGGACAAAAGAACAAGTGATACAGTTTTTAGACGTAGCTTATAGTGATTTTCAGTACAGAAATGTAGGTTTAATAGTGCAAATGGCATATGAATGGTGTCAACGCATAGGAGATATGCGATTATTGCAGTTTACAAACATAGATTTTGATAAAAGTGTGCTAAATTTGCAACAGTCAAAGAGAAGAAGTGTAGTACACCTACCAATTTCTCTTGACTTATTGAAAATGTTAGTTCAGCAGAGGGATGAGTATGGTTTTCAACCCTATGTGACCCCACATTATCGCCCTGTACGTGGAGAATATAAGCCTTACACGTTAGTTAGACTATCAAAAGTGGGTAGAAGAGTGATGGACATGGCTAATTTGCCTAGTGAACTACGTATGATGGACTTACGAAGGACAGGTACAACAGAAATGGTGGAAGCAGGAGTGCCAATGGGTCAGATTATGTCTGTCACAGGACATGCTAACCCTCAATCTGTGAAACCTTACATGAAAAATACGTATGATTCTGCAAATAATGCATTGACACTACGTAAAACCTATGGTACAAGCAAGTAAATGCCGACAAGGAAAGTGATATATAATGTATAATATGAATGAAATAATAAAAGAATTAGATGTAGCCAATGGCATGACAAAAAGAATGAACTGTCCTGTATGTAAAGGCTACAAAACTTTCACAATAACAAACAACATGGGTAAGGTAGTATGGAACTGCTATAAAGCTACGTGTGAGACTAAGGGTGGACACAGAGTACACCTGTCAGTACAAGATATACGTGATGCTATTACCCATGATGTGATGGACACAGGCGAGGTTGAGTTTATTCTACCTGACTTTGTAGTACCACATGGTAATAGAAGAGAGGTCATGGACTTCTGCGAACTATGGGAGTTAGATGCAGACGAACTTAACCTTCACTATGATGTGAAAGAAAGACGAGTTGTGTTCTTAGTAAAGGACAATGGTGTTACTGTCGATGCAGTTGGTAGGTCAGTTGCAAACAGAATACCTAAATGGAAAAGATATGGTAAGAATAGTTTGCCTTATACACATGGATGTGGTAAGGTAGCAGTGGTTGTTGAGGATTGTGTGAGTGCTTCAGTTGTAGGCAATGATGTATATGTTGGGTTAGCTGTGTTGGGTACATCATTATCAGAAGCACATAAGGAGTATCTCACACGATTCTCAACAGCAATTATAGCACTAGACCCTGATGCATTGCCCAAGACACTAGCCTTTGCAAAAGAGTTACGAGGATACGTAAACGATATTAAGGTTCTTCGATTGACAGATGACTTGAAATATCGTAATGCAATAGACATAGAGAATTTATTATGCCTTACATAAAATGGGATAACAAAAAATCTGATGATGATATGTGTCCTAACTGTTATGAAAAAGATATGAAGAGAGTAGGAAAGAACAGAAGGTTTTGCAGGTCTTGCGAAACTAAATTTTTAAACCCCAACAGAAGAAGGAGACCAACAAAATGGAACTATCGTTAATAAGAAGTCTGATGGACAAGACATTCTACGATGACCACAGAGGTGCTAAATGTCCTGACAGATTATTTAGTAAGGATGTACGTCAGATAAAGAGTGCCATAGATAAAGCTATGGACACATATGCAAGAACAGTAACACCTGATGAGATTGAAGCATTGTTTATGTCTAACAATCCATCGATGACTACTGCACAGAAGCAAGCATACTCTGCTTTGTTTCATCAAGTAAAGAAGGAGCAACCACTTGGAACAGATATTGCACAAGAAGTACTCTCAAAATTATTCCAACAGGTTGTTGGTGAGGACATTGCTAATCTTGGCTTTGACTATGTTAATGGTGCTAAGTCCTCTCTTGAACCTCTTCGTAATATACTTGAGCATTATGGGGATGATTTTACTCCCAACTTAAATATTGAGTGGGATGATATAGACTTAGATACACTCTTAGCTAAGAATGATTTGGAAGCTAGATGGACATTCAACATACCTAGCCTTACACGTAAGGTAGAAGGTGTGAATGCAGGACACTTGATTGAGATAGGTGCTAGACCTAACACAGGTAAGACATCCTTCCATGCTAGTTTGATTGCTAGTCCAAATGGCTTTGCTCATCAAGGTGCTAACTGTATTATCCTGTGTAACGAAGAAGGTTATCACAGAGTAGGTGCAAGATACTTGACTGCATCTACAGGTATGGAGATGAGAGAGATAAAGGCTAACCCTAGTAAGGCACGTGACTTGTATGCACCTGTTAAAGATAGAATCAAGATTAAGGATGCGACAGGTAGAGACATGGCATGGGTAGAGAGTGTGTGTAAAGCATACAAACCTGATGTGGTACTCTTGGATATGGGAGATAAGTTTGCTAGGACAGGTGGCTTTGCTAGAGCAGATGAAGCATTGAAAGCTAATGCAGTACATGCTAGGCAGATTGCAAAGCAACACGAGTGTGCAGTCTTTTACATGTCGCAGTTATCTGCTGAAGCTGAAGGTAAGGTTATACTGAACCAAGCTATGATGGAAGGCTCACGTACAGGTAAGGCAGCTGAAGCTGACCTGATGATACTGATAGCTAAGAACCCACAGGTTGAAGGACAAGATGAAGAAGATTCACAACGACATTTGAATGTTGTTAAAAATAAGTTGACAGGTTGGCATGGTAGTGTACACTGTGAACTTGATTACAAGACAGCGAGGTACGAAGCATGAAGCTAACATTAGATGTAGAAAATACAGTTACTCACAGAGATGGTAAGCTACACCTTGACCCATTCGAGAAAGATAATAAGCTAGTTATGGTTGGTTGTCTTACTGATACAGGCAAGGAGTACTTATACAGAGATAACTATGATGGGTTGCAAGACCTATTGAATGATGCCACTATCCTTATAGGACACAATATCGTACACGATTTAATGTGGATATGGGAGTGTGGTTTTGATTACACAGGTGCTGTCTTCGACACGATGCTAGGAGAGTATGTATTACAACGTGGTCAGAAACAACCACTCTCTCTTGAAGCATGTGCTGAAAGATATAACTTGAATACTAAGAAACAAGATACATTA